CAGCAGTTCTGTTTTAATCAGCCACAGCCCGGCGCGGTGCGCCTGCCCCCGGCTGGTACAGCCAAAGGCATCCATCTTCGTGACGTTACGACCGTAACGGAGAATGGCCTGCGTATCTTCAACAAGCTCTGTCGCCGTCTCCCAGCCGTTATCCGGGTCAGTCCAGTTCACCTCAACGGCATTATGGCGGTCTTTCAGGGCGCTGAAGCTGTAGCGGAACGGCGCGCCATCATCCGGCATCACCACATTACTGCGGTTATAGGTCCACACCTTATCCGATGGCCGGTCCTGCACGAACGTCAGCGTCTGCCCGTTCCATACCGGCATACAGCGCATCGCAGAGCAGAAATCACTGAGCACATCCCACGCCTTACGCTGTGTGGTCAGGTACGCATTACAGGTGATGCGCGGCTCCGTGCCGCCAAAACCGTCCGGCACCGACTGATCGCAATGCTGGCCGATGACATACAGCGCCCATTTGTCCACATCCGCCGCACCAAGACGTTTCCCCATGCCGTAGCGCGGATGGGTCAGCATATCCCACAGACACCAGGCCATGTTGTTGCTGTATGCTGGCTTAAACGTTCCGTCCCAGATACCGCTGTATTGCCGCGTCTGCGGGTTATAGTTCGACGGCACCTGCAGAATACGCCCGCGCAGATGATAATTACGGCTCACCTGCTGGCTGCCGAACTGCTCCGAGTCCACCTGCACGCCGACCAGTGCCGTGTTCGGGTAGCACTGTTTCACATCGATGATTTCGGTGTATGACGACCAGAGCGTTTTGTTCTGCAGCTGGTCTGTGGTGCTGTCCGGCGTCATCCTGCGCATCCGGATATTAAACGGGCGCGGCGGCAGGTTATCCACCACCACCGAGGCCAGATACTGCGAGGTGGTTTTACCCTTAATGGTGATGTCTTTTTCCGTCACCCAGCCACCGTTACGCTGTATCTGAACCAGCAGGCGGACTTCCGACGGATTCCTGTCCCCCTTTGAGGTGGTTTCCACCAGTGCCTGCACACCGAAGGTCAGGCGCAGACGGTCGATGTTTGCCGACGTGATGGTGCGGGTGATCGGCGTGTCGTATTTCACTTCCGTACCCAGCACCGTCTCGGAGCCGGAGGATTCAAATCCCTCCGGCGGTGTCTGCTCCTGCTCACCTGCCCGGAACACCACCGTGACGCCGGAGATGTTGGTATTCTCTTCACTGTCCAGCACCGGCGTACTGTTCAGCAGCACGCTTTTTAATCCATCCACCGGACCTTCTATCGGCCCTTCGCTGATGGCATCGATCACACTCAGCAGCTGCGTGGATTTGAGGTTGTCCTTCGCTTCGCGCGGGGTATGCCCCTTACTGCTGCCTTTACCCATTCCTCACGCTCCATAAACGACAAAACCGCCCGGAGGCGGTTTCACATAAAACATTTTGCATCAGCGACCAATCACCACGATTTGACCACCATCCCCTTCGTCTGCCGTGCTGATTTCCTGCGAAATTACGCGTGACCCCACGCGCATTTCACCGTACAGAACAGGCAGAATATTGCCCTGGGCAACCATGTTATCCAGTGATGAGAAATAGGTGTTCTGTTTGCCGTTATCCGTTGTCTGGTCGTTGTTGGGGTTTTGGGTTTCGGTGCCAGCATCTGTGCAACACCGCCAAGCGTCATCGCTGCCCCCATTGAAAAGAGAATGTCACTGAAAGCGATACTGATTCCCGGCATCCAGATTGCCGTAGCAATCAGCGCCGCACCCAGCACTGCCTGAAACACACCGCCACTTTTTGCTCCCGCCAGACGCGGCACGATGTGGATCACTGCACCATTTGCCAGCGGCTCATTAAGACGGGCTGATAATTCGGTTTCGCCTGCATCACGCCCGGCAATGCGTACCTGATACCAGCCGTCGTTCAGTTTCTGACGAAACGCCGGGATCTGTGTGGCCAGTGCGCGGATGGCTTCGGCCCCCGTTTTTACACGAAGGTCGATGCGGCGGCCAAATCGTTGTAAATCCCCGTAAAGGCAGATGCGTGCCATGCCCGGTGACGCCAGAGGGAGTGTGTGCGTCGCTGCCATTTGTCGGTGTACCTCTCTCGTTTGCTCAGTTGTTCAGGAATATGGTGCAGCAGCTCGCCGTCGCCGCAGTAAATTGCGGCGTGATTCGGCACCGATGAACCAAAACAGCACAGCAGCACATCGCCCGGCTGCGCCTCTGTCAGTGCGACACGGTAAAAACCCGTCGCCTCCATATTGTCAAGATAGAGATTCTGACCGTGACGCCACCAGTCATCCTCCCGGTGAAAATCCGGCAGTTCAGTCCCCGCCAGATGGTAAGCGTCCCGGAACAGCGTGTAACAGTCCGTCACCCCGTGCTCAAAGCGCCGCCCGGTGAGATGCGGCACACAGCGGAACTTGTGAATCGCCCCCCGGCAGACCAGCCACCACGGCAAATCACTCTGCACCTGCAGCCGCCGGTCAGCCTCACTCAGCCAGGGCAGACCACTGGGGTGGCTGTGGACCAGCGCCACAATCTCACCCTGCATTTCTGCCTGCAGCCAGTCCTCCGGAGCCATCCGGAAATAATCCTCCGGCTCACCGGAAATATTCACGCAGGGAAAATAGCTTTCCCCCTCCGGCGTTCTCACCACGAAGCCGCACGACTCCGCTGGCGCACATCGCCGGGCGTGCGCCAGAATCGCTGATTCTGTCTCTGTCATGGGATTTACTGCGAAAGTTTGTTAATGGAAAGGAAGCCGCCAAAGTTGCCGACGTTATTGCGGAACTTACAGCCGCTCAGGCATTTGCTGCATTTATCCTTCGTTATATCGGACGTTGGCTGGTCATATTCATCCGCGACAGCCGGACCGTTATAACCGCACTCATCACCGCGATAGGTCCAGGTGCAGGTGTTGGCCAGCATGGTACGTCCCGGAAAAACAGCGCCATCCGTTTCCGTCGGCGTGGCCAGTACAAAAGAGGCACTGACTGCGCTCAGTTCGCTGCACTGCTCGATGCGCCAGCGGCTGATCACCTCCTGCTCCGGATCGGCGTTGCTGTTTCCGCTGACGAAGTTCACCGCATCCAGAAAACGGGCGTAAACCTTACGCCGGACTACCGTTCCGCCGACCAGACTCTGCATATCTTCCACCATACCGGTGACCATGCCGTACAGGTTAGAGACTGCCAGCGTGGGCCGCGTACTGGTGCCTTTGCCATTCAGTTCAAAACCGCTCCCCTGAATGGGGTATGCCTGATACTGTCGCCCCTGCCAGGTGACCGGCTCACCTTTTTCGTTCTGCTCATTACAGAAAAAATAACGTTCTCCACCGACCTCTGTCAGGTCGATTTCCCAGAGCACCACGCTGGCCGACTGCTCCGCACGGGTGCATTCATTCAGTGTTTCCTGCCGGATATCCTGCATCAGTTCACCACCTGTTTAAACTCTGCGCTGAACTCAACACGCAACATACTGACCCGCGACGACCATTTTGCGCAGGTCACCTTTATCTGCCGCCAGCCATAAGGCGGCGTCCACAGAAAGGCTTTCCAGCCCCCGTGCTCTGCCAGAAACGACTCCAGCGCCGTGGCCTCCTCACGGGAGACAGAAAGCGTCACGCTGTACGTTTTCAGGTCAGCATTCAGCCCGGCAGGCGCACGCTGGGAATAGCCATCACCAAAGCGCACCTCCCTGACGGAAGGAGCCGATGTCACATCCATCCCGGGTTTCACTTTCCAGCGGAAGGTTTTCATCGTCCACCTCCGGAGAACAGACCACCATCACGCATCTGCCCGGTCACAACATCCATTGCCGCCTTACGGGCTACGTCATAAACAGCCTTCAGCGCCTGTGGCCCTATCTGCCCGTTCGTGCCGTCGTTGTTAATCACCACATGGTTATTCTGCTCAAACGTCCCGGACGCCTGCGACCGGCTGTCCGCCATGCTGCCCGGTGTACCGACATAACCGCCGGTGGCATAGCCGCGCATCAGCCGGTAAAGATTCCCCACGCCAATCCGGCTGGTTGCCTCCTTCGTGAAGACAAACTCACCACGGTGAACAATCCCCGCTGGCTCATATTTGCCGCCGGTTCCCGTAAATCCTCCGGTTGCAAAATGGAATTTCGCCGCAGCGGCCTGAATGGCTGTACCGCCTGATGCGGATGCGCCGCCACCAACAGCCCCGCCAATGGCGCTGCCGATACTCCCGACAATCCCCACCATTGCCTGCTTAAGCAGAATTTCTGTCATCATGGACAGCACGGAACGGGTGAAGCTGCGCCAGTTCTGCTCACTGCCGGTCAGCATCGCTGCCATATTCTGTGCAATACCGTCAAAGGTCTGCGTGGCCACGCTTTTAACCTGCGAAAAACTGTCCGTCGCACTTTCTGCCCACTCGCCCCAGCCGGACTTCAGACCGGCCATCCAGCTTCCACGAAGCTGCTCCTCCGCAGACCAGGTGTTCTTCAGTGCAGATGTGGCCTTCGCCAGCGCATCCGGATTATCACCGTACACGTCACGAAGGCGCTGCTCTTCCGACTCCCGCTGCGCCTGACGGTCGGTGAGGCCCCGCGCCTGGGCACTGATTGCCGCCTGCTTCGCGCCCTGCTGCTGCTCAAACCGCGCAGCCTGCTGTGCCAGCTCATTCAGCCGTTTCTGGTGTTCAACTTTGTCTCCCAGCTCAGCCAGCTGGCGTTTGTACTCCAGCGTCTCTTTCTCATGGGTCAGCAGGGATTTTTCCTGCTCAGATAACTGCCGTTTCGTGGCTGCCTCTTTCAGGACCGCATACTGATTTTCCGCTTTCCATAAATCGCGACGCTGCTGGCTGATTTTCTCATTCGCACCGCTGTGTTTTTCCAGCGTCCGGAGCTCGGTTTCAAGCGCCAGCAGGGCAGCATGCGCCTGGTCTTCCTGACGCTCACCGGCTGACACTTTGACTCCTGACGACTTCGGCTTTTTCAGCGTCGATTCATAATCCTTTTTCGCCGCCGCCATCAGCGTGTTGTAATCCGCCTGCAGGATTTTCCCGTCTTTCAGGGCCTTATTCAGTTCTTCCTGACGGGCGGTATATTTCTCCAGCGGCGTCAGCAGACGCTCATACGCCTTCTGCGCCTCTCCGGTATACTTCAGCTGTGATGCGTCCCGTTCGGCCCGGTCCCTGGCGGCCAGTTCACCGGCTTTTTCCATATCCGACTGCAGCGTGGCCGCTGCCAGCCCCAGCCGGGCATTTTCCCGGTCATTCCATGCGCCCTGAAGGTTGGCCCGGAAAGAAGAGGTTTTACCGCGGCGCTGGCTCCGGCTCTGGTACCACTGCCATTTTTTATCCGCCTCATCAAATGCCTTCTGCGCACTGGCGAGCATATCCGCTGAGGACTCAGGACGACCGATATCCAGAATGGCATCCCACATCGATTTGAATGCCTTCCCGGTTTTATCCGCCCAGGTCTCCAGTGTCCCCATGTTTTCTTTCAGGCGACGGGTCTGCTCATCAAAGCCTTTCGTGGCGATATCGTTCGCCGCCTGTAAGGCCCCGGCCTCATCACCGGAACGCTGCAGCTGCGCAACATACGCAATCTGCTCTGCCGTCACGTTACGGAACTGGCGCGCCATCGCAATCAGCCCCGACGTAGAGTCGGTGGTCAGTTTTCCGAAAGCCTCTGCA